GAAGGAATGGGAAGATCCAACCTCCCAGGTTCGGAAGTATTACACTCAAGGTGTTGCCATCGGTGAGTACAATGCTGATGTCGAGCTATCCAAACTGAGCGAGAAGGGAGATGTCATTGCCATCAGCGAACTCCATCGGATTCAGCATAAGCGCAAGATCGATCAAACCCGTCAGGATCTGTTTGGCGTATGAACGAGCCTTCCTACCTGGAGCGAATCGAAATCCTGCCGGCTGAAGTGATAGCCGACTTCCGGTCGACAGGCCGCTCGGCTTCCATGCCGGTCCCGCTGCAGCAGTTTATCCGGGAGCTCGATGCAGTCATGGAGATCCGGGATATACTTAAGTTCAACAACATATCGGCGATTGCCCGCGAGCTCCGGAAACGGTATCCAGCTTTAAGTCACCGTACCGCCATGACGAGGGTCTACGATGCGCTTACCTTCTTTCATGTCGACGACAATGTTTCGAACGATGTCTGGGATAAAATCTATGCCGATAAAATGGAAGATCTGGCGAAGCTCTGCATCATAAACAACAAGGAAGAGATCGCTTATAAATGCCTGATCCGGGCACATGAGTACCGGACCAAACGGGAGAGCCGGATCAGGCCAGAGGATCTGCAGGCCCCGATCTTCATCATCTCTCCCAACATCAAGCCCGAAGACCTGGGGTATGAGAAAGCGAGCTTGTTGGAGATCGCCCGGAAGGCCAACGAGGGTAAGTATATCAATATGATCGATAGCCTGCCCCTCACGGATGAAGAGAAGAAGAAGCTCTATCTCGATGCCGGTATCGACATGGAAGAAGCCCAGGAGGTAGAGAATGAGTGACCTGCTCGAGATATCGGAAAAGGTCCGTCAGCTCGATGAGATCTATAATAACCTGATGCAGATCCGGGCGAATGTGATCGATGCCAAGACCATGATCTGTGAGGTTGGTAGAGCCGGCGGGAAGACCGAGTGGTTCGGGAAACGGATCATGGATGTAGCTTACAGCATGCCGACGGAACTTTCCTTCATCTGCCATAAAACCTACATGGCTCTCCTGACCAATATCATCCCAAACCTCCTGTCGTATTATCGGACACCGCGAGGTATCCAACAGCGGCCTCTCCTTCGCGAGGGGATCGATTACATCATCGGAGAAAAAGATATCCCGGAACATTTTACCCAGCCCCGGTTCCCGATCCTGAATCCCCGGCACAGCCTGATCTTCTCCAACGGTCATCACATCCGGCTAGTCTCATCCGATCAGCCCGACAGTATTGCAGGTGCCAATGGAGTGCATGCCTTTGTCGAAGAGATGAAACATAACAAAGGGGACAAGCTTAAGACCCGCGTCTTTCCTGCACTCCGGGGTGGCACTCCCTTCTCCAGGCGGTCGCATTATTATCAGGGGATCACCGGGATCTCGGATACCGCTCGTGTGGATCTTGGGGAAGACAACTGGTTCGAGGACTTCGAGAAGCTCGTGGATGACAAACTCATTCAGGAGATCATCACACTCTCTCTACATATCAACAAGAATCTTTATGAAGTCGAGCGGCTCAAACGCGAGAAGGAAAAACGAAAGGATCCCACCGATCAGGAGCGGATCCAGCGGCGAATCGTTAAGCACATCCGGGCAGTCAAACGGTGGGAACCGACCCTCCGGCAAATGCGCTCCGGGGCAGTCTATTACTTACGGGCCAGCTCTTTCGTGAACAAAGATTTTTTGGGATTTAACTTCTTCAAGACGCAACTGGACTCCCTCACGATCGATGAGTTCCTCTCTTCCATTGCAGCCATCCGGCCCAAGTCCATCGTGGATATGTTTTTCGGAGGATTCGATGCCAGGATCCACACGTTCGATGACAGCTATATCTACCGGTCGATTCACGATTTCAATCTCAAGGATACCTTCCGGCTTACCGCCGAGTACCTGAAATACTACAATCCGAAAGAGCCCATCGACCTGGGTTACGATCCCGGCCACTTCTCCTCAATTGTCGTGGGCCAAGAGAAAAAGAAAGACAACGAGTACCGGGTCATCAAAGAGTTCTATTGCTGGCATCCGCAACAGCAGGATGAGCTGGCCCGGCAGATCTGGAGCTTCTTCGGACCGTGGGCGCAGAATAAAAAGATCAATCTGTTCTATGACCGGGCCGGTAACAAGCGGCGCGAAGAGCATGAGCGGATTACCTCGGACGCACGAATACTGAAGCGGGAACTGGAAGCGTATGGATTCAGGGTTGAGCTGAAGAATGAAAGGCAGCGGACCATCTACTATTACGAGCACTACAAGCTGATCCTGATGCTCCTGGCTGAAACGATGAGGTACACTCCCCGGCTCCGGATCTGCTCAAACGAGTGTCCGAACCTGGTATCATCCATTCACCTTTCACCCATCAAACGGGATGACGGCAAGATCGAACTCGACAAAACCAGTGAAAAGAAAATCGCCCTGCAGCATCAGGCTGGGCTATCGACCCAGATACCTTCTGCTCTTATGTACTTGATTTACGGGAAGTTTTACATTCTGTTACCCAGCGACACCCGGAGGATTATTGAGGTGCCGGACAATGGGATTAGCTAAGAGAATGATTTATAACTCCACACCTACTTTTACTAAATACTTACGGATGTGATCTGGATGGTGGGCGGTAGGGTCAATCTCATTTAGCTCTAAGAATAAGTCTTTTAGCATTACAAAGAAAGCCTTTAAATTCAGTTTCTGGCTCCGTTTTGGCTCTTTAAAATTTGGCAGGGAAGGAATAGTATATTGATATCCATCTTCTGATTTTGGATGCACAATACCATTCCTTATTTTAATCAATTCTTTTAATCTTGCCAGGTGCTGTGAATCTCCTTTTAATTCCTTTCCTGTTACTAACCTAGGTATTACTTGATATTTGCTAATAGTCTCCATTCTCTCAAGATGCTTTCTAAAATACTCATCACCTAAGTGGCTCCCCCCAAAATCATTAATAAAACCCTCCAGAAACAAGCTTAAGAAAACACAAGTGATATACTCTTCTTTATCATAGCTATATGTCAGTTGATCAAAATCATTTGAGGGTGGTAAACGCTTTATCACTCCCGTTTTTAGAGCCTTGTTTTCGGTCATAAGATGCCTTATGCGCTTGTCAATTTCGACGGATCTCAAATATGATTCTGTAGCTATATCCAGAAAAAGAGGGAAAAAACCTATTCGAGGACAAGGACGGATAAGACGAGTATAGGCCATAGTGTTAAAATTTAATCTCTAAGGTATACAAATACAGATCATCTTACAATCAACATTAATTCAATTATCAGATAATCTGATTGTTAAAAAAAATCAAAAAGGAAAATTGTTGATTGTACTGCTATTGAGGTCACGCCGCGCTAAGTTCCCGGTATGCAATGCACCCCCTTCGATAACCGGGAAATATGACGGCAAGCCAGTGCGGACGCGGGATTCAGGATTTGCCTTTGTTTCGCTCTTCAGTGCGGTCTTGGCTCGATCCATTTGATGCGTATTGAATCGACCACTCCTTTGCAATGCAACGGACTGTCCTTTATCGCCATGGCCATGGAAATGATCTTTACCGGCATGAATCCTATCAATGGAATCGATGCCATTCGTAAAGCTCAAGAGATATCGAAGGTTGCGGACGGAACCTTTACGATCGCGTTCTACTCCTACAACCGAACCAAGCAGGAAGCTGGGGATAAGCTCAAGGTGTACGAGGGCTGCAAGACGCGTACCCAACTGCCACAGGAGCGGTTCTCGATCGATGGCGATAACTTCTTTCTCTTCCTGGATAAGGATGGCAATCCCAAGACCTGCTACCGGATACTCATCCGGTTCATGGGCTTTCCCGAGGATGGGTTCAAGCTTCGTAATGTCCAATGGTTAAACGACCACCATGATCGAAATTGAAAACTATGGACGGTTGGGTGCGGTGAACGGTGATTCCGGAGTGTTCACCTTTCAGATTGGCAGTGCCACTGACACCGATGATACCATCCGGTTCAGCGACCTGCCCATATTGCGTACCCCACCGGTACTCAACTTTGCCGGCTATAAGGTATACCTCATGGGGTACGATAACAACCTGCCGGGCGAGATCAAGGAGATGATTGGTGGCAACCGCGTGTTGCCTCA